AGCAGAACCAGAAGTATTCTTTTGTTTCTTTCTTTTACTTGGTCTATCAATTACTCTAACTTTTTTATTAGTTGGATTTCTACCGGGAGCAGTTACCATTTTAGTTTTAGGAGCTGTCTTTCCTCTTTGATAACTTCCTTTACCTACTTTCTTTCTACGTGCACCTTTCATAAGATCACCCGGATTAGAAGGTTTAGCATTCTTACTTATACCTTTATCCATATTAGCTGCACTATACATATTGTCCATAGTAGATGTGTTTTCGTTTGGAAAAGCTTGTGAGTATTCCATTGCTGGTTCTAACTCAGGATTTTTTGGTGGAACTTGAGGCCTGACTTTTAAAGGAGGTAAGTTAGCTTTAAGTCCTCCAGTACCAGTTGTTCTATTATTTGTTCTTCTTTCTTTCTTAACCTCTGGCTTAGGTTTTATTGTTTTACCACTATTATTTCTAATAGTAAACTCATCTGCTACTTGTATGGACATTAACTTCCTCCCTTTTGTACTGTGTCAGGAGTTCCTGCTGGACTCCAGTTATCTTGCATTGTATTAGTTCTTGAACGTCTAGCTCTGTTACGAGTTCTGGCTGCTTCTGCTGCATAGTTTTGCTGCCATGCTTGTAGTACTGCATAGTCTTTCATGAAGTATGTAGCCTCTATCATAGTTGCATCAAACAATAATGATGGACAGAAGTCTGTAAGATAATTTGATTGTGTTGCTGATGTTAGTGTAGTGAGATTAGTTTGATAAGCTATCTCTGCATCCAGAGTTGCTTCTGGAGTTGGAGCTATCTTAATCTGTGTATTAGTTTTAAAACCATAATACCTAGGTGTACCAACAGAAGCTTCAACAGGCCAGTAGTCCACTACATAGTCATACTCTCTTTGTAACAGAGAACCTTGAGAACCAGCAGTATTTACTACTAGTCCTTTTACTAACTGTGAACCAGTTGGTACTGTTATAAAGGGATTGTTAATACTTACTGCAATACTTACGTAGCTAGTTAAACCAATATCATCTATGTCCCCAAGTATTCTTTCTTGAGCTCTACCCACCATATTAGGAAGCTGACCAACAAACTCTGCAGCTTCATTCTCTGTGGTTGCGATAACTGAACTTACTAATGCAGTATAATTCATTTAACTATCCGTAATAAATATAGGTACGTGATTTAGGATCAGCAGCAGCAACAATAGCTTGAGCTCCATTTGCTGCCACACTTACCATTGTCATAGAAACTTTTCCATTTACTCTGATACCCAAGGCATCGAAATAAATTGTATCGCTTTGATGATCAACAGTAATTGGTTGTTCTACTATTGTTCCTTGTGAATCAGCCAATCTTATTATTGTATTCTCTGTAGAACCAGCATAACCAAAACCTCTTATACGGGTATCTATAATAGACACACCTGTTTGTAAGTCTACCATATTCATGCCACCACCTGCTGAAACTTTATAGCTTGCGAAAGCACTTCTAATATTTGTTGCCATCTTTTACTCCAATTGTCAGGGGAGAAAATTACTCCTCCCCTATTATAAACTAAACTTAATACTTATGGAAATTAAGTTATGGAGTAACAACATCCACTACATTATTAAAGTTACGATGTTGTAGATAATCAATGACTACATACATTGCACCAGTAGTCCCTGCAGTACCTGCTGGAGTATGCACACAGATTACTCTTTGATCAGTTGCACCTGTATCGGTCCAATTTACTGTATCAGCTGGAGCTCCACCTATATTATGGAAACCAATTGTATCTCCTACTGATGTATTATCTACAAATAAATCAGTATTACCTACAATACCAATATCAAAAATATCAGATGTTCCTGAATTAAATATTTCTGTTACATGTCCATGTATTGCAGTAATCATACTACGTGCTGGAATAACAACAGTTGTATTTAAAGTAGCAGTACCAATTGATACAAAGAAAGCTTGGGAATTTTGTACCCAACCTATATTTTTAACGTCATCGCCTACTGAAGTTCCAGTAGTTTGTGAAATAGAACCCGTTCTTATTGGTCCTGAAAAAGTAGTATTCGCCATATTATCTCTCCTGTCGTGGCTAGTGTCAGCTTTCGCTGTCAGAAGTAATTATTAAATAGGGGAGAAAGATTATCCTCCTCCCCTGTGTTCTAAGTGTTAACTTCCAGCTGAACCGAAGTAACCTCTCCAATCAGACCAACCGAAAGAGTATCTTTCTCTAGCCTTATATCTTAGGTTTCCAGTATCAAAGTCAGGTAACATCTGTGTTTGCAATGGTGTTCTGTTAAACATTTTAGTTCCGTTAGGACAATCTGTTTTCAAGAACCATGCATCCGCATCGCTGAATCGTTTATTAACGAAGTAACCATTAGGTACTAGACCACCATGGTTAATTGCATTAATGTCATTGTCAGCAGTACCCGGTCTGTAAGGACTGTCTAATAGACGAGCAGCTGCAAACTGATTGTGTGGTGCAATATGAATTGATAATCCATTTGTACCAATCAGAATGTTTCTGTCATCTTTAGCAAGTTGAACAGATACTAAAGCAGATTCAAGTGATGCTTCAGATAAGTCAGTTGTACCATTAGTAGCAATCAAATTACTTTGAACTCCACCACCAATGATTGGATGAGAAGCAGAGAATAAAGGAACTCCATCTCCACCACCATAAAGTACATTGAATCCTTGATTAAAGATGTCTGCACCTTTTACTTGTTTAGTATTTGCCATCGCTCTTGCAAGACCTCGTGCACGAAGTTTAGAGAATGTATCATAAAGATTATCCTCCATAGCTTCTTCTGTTACACTAAAGGCTAATGCAATTGTTTCTGCAGTATACCTTGCTGTATATGAATCCTGAGCGGTATCATATTGAACAGCAGAACCTTCATTTTTAACTGGAGCTGATCCAAAACCTGTGAAGAGTACTTCTTCTTCAAATGCTCTGTCTGAACTTTCAGTCTCAAATAATGGTGTTAATTCATGCACAACTTCTCCGTATTCCATGCCGAATATAGCATTTAATCCGGGAACAAGTTGCTTCGCAATACTAGCTCTATTAATAGCAGCCATGTGATTTCTCCCTTTCTATTATGCTACGGCACCAGCACGAAGTGCATGGTGGATTAATTCTACTTCTAATCTTGGATAAGCAGAAGCTTGGGTATTTCCCGGTGTCGCTTCATATGCAATAGGACGTAACAGAGCTGTTGCGCCTGTTTTACCTGTACTAGCATCTAATGAACCATTACTTTGTCCTGTAATTAAGGAACCAGTTCCAATGATAGCTTCATAATTAAGAGTCATTAAGTTTTGTGCTGAAACAGCACCATCTGCTTGTACAATAAATGTAGCAAATGGATCATCACATACATAGCCTATAGCTTGTGAACCTGATAATACAGCTGTTGAAGCTGGCCAATAAGCTGACCATGTTGGTGTTCCATTAGCTGCTGTATATTGACAGCCTTGGAAAACCCCTATAGGTTTAGCGGCAGTATTTCCAGTACCAGCTGCAAGAATGTTTAAATTTCCTGCTGCAATTTCTACAAGAGTACCAGTATATATTGATGTGGCATAACCACTAGCAATATTATACATGTTTGTTCCTGTAGAGTTGGAACTTCCCCATCTGCGAGACGGAGTTAATCCGTTTGGTGATAAAGTACTTGACATACCTTTTTTCTCCCTCGTGTGGTTAGTTAGTTACAAAAAAAAATTACAGTACTAAGACGAAAACTTTGGTTGTCTTCCTACTGTAGTCTTACTCTTGCTATTATTTGAAATAGGCATACGAGAGTCAGAGTTTGACATCAATTGCTGATTTACAGCATCAATCATACTATCTGATTTATCTTGATAATACTTATTTCTGGCTTCTGCTTGTCCTTTGGCTATCTTGGCAAGGGCGACATCCCCTCGAACAACGCAGTTTTTATAGCGGCCTGTGTCTTGCACGACAGACGTTGGTAACATTTCCGGAACATCCTTTGGGTCTACAAAGTCATAACCTTGTTGCTGTTTTCTTCCCACATTTTTATAGTCATCATCTCCTTTTAAAGATATACGTATCCAACGTAGTGCCAGTCCTTGGCTTAAAAAGCGATCATAAACATCATCTGGAATATCTAACAGATTAGGTTCCTCGTATGTATACTCTCTAGTTTGTTCTTCTCTTGTTTCCGTATTACGTGATTTATTCATTTTTGCACCCTTCTATCCACGATCTATGTTAGTATATTCACCTGAAGTTTCTGCTTTTCGCTTCTCGGCTGCATACTTCTCTAAAGGTATATTCCACTTCCTTGCTAAGCTTACATCTTCTTGAGTTAATGTAACCTTCTTGCTTTTAGAAGTGGGAGGAGTTCGTGACCCTCCTGCTACTACCTGTCGAGGGGCCTTCTTCGGTTGACCCTCCCCGAATTTATGAGGGAAATTAACTTTCATTCGATTGTCAACTTCTTCATAAAACTCTGATGAACTTGGATCATATCCTTCTTGCTTCAGTTGCAAATCAATTGCTAATGCTGAGGCAGTCATTATTTGATCTTGTCCAAACCAATTGTTATCTGGCTTCTTGCTCCACTCTACTGCCACCGGATCAAACTCTTGTTGTTGTGTAGTTTGAGGTTGGGCTTGAGCTTGCATCCCTTGGGATGGTTGAGCTTCTACTTCTTGTTTAACACGTTCCAGATTACTCTTATCTTTACTAATATCATTTAAGTCTACTTGTGCTTTAGATATTGCCTCCTGAGAAGCTAACATCTTTTCTTTATTACCACTATCATAGGCATCAAGATAACCTTGTTTAGCCATCTCTAAGTTTTGCTGTAGTAACTTTTCATTACTAGTATTAGCATTTTCTCTAAGATTTAAAGAACCTTTAGTAATCTCTTGTTGATTTTTTTCTAAAGCTTCTATACGTGCTTGGGCTTTAATCAAAGCTTCTTCACGTTCTTTTCTTTGTTTTACTAAATGCTTAATTCTTTTTTCAGCACCATCGGTATTAATACCTTCTAACTCTGGTATTTCTTTTTCTTTTACTTCTGGCTGTTCTTCAACAACTGTTTCTAATTTTTCTACCGGCTCTTCGTTCTCTATTTCAAAAGATACTTCTTCTTTATTTTCAGAGGATTTAGATGTATCTATCTCACTCCATTGTTCTTCTTCAGCCATTTTACTCTCCATAGTTTGCGAATACTAAGATTACGCATAGTTATTTTATACCATATAATATAGACCTAAGCAACTAAGTTAATGCTTGTGTCCAATACTGATGGGTCTTTAATAGTCATTAATACTTGATCATCATATATTAATAACATCTTCACACCTTGATAAACAAACTTAGTACCTGTTAGTTTACCATAGCATACATAATCTCCTTCTTTACACCAAGGTCCATTAGGAAATTTTGATTCATCTCCGTAAGATAAGTCACCTGTTTTTAAAACTCTACCTACAGTTGTAAGATAAGAAAGGTCATCTTGTAGTTTACTAGGAATAATAATACCACCCTTAGTCTTTTTCTTTGCAGTAACAGGTCTAATTAAAATATGAAAACCCGGAATACTTGGAAGTTCTTTTGGGTCAGCTACTTCTTCTTCACTTATCCAGTCATCATTAGTTATAGAGTTACCCATATTAGGATTCATCATTAAAACTTAAACTCCTGTTCAAAGAAGATAATACCATCATCGTCTATGTTAGAATCAAACTGATTAAGATCTTTACCAGTTTCTCTGTCCCAACCAAATCTAATAGTGTTACCACTTACTTGTTTATATTTTCCGAACAATCTCATTTTACTTTTCTCGTCTTCGTCCATATCAAAATAATATCTATAACCTGCTGACCAACCCGGAAGTGTACTATACCCATTATTTATTTCTTGTGCTTCTGCTTCAACAGAAGGTTTCATAAATACAACACCACCAATTATTATTCCAGCAATTATTACAATCGCTATCCAAACCATTTTAGTCATCTTCTATCCTTTTTTTTATTATTGTTATAAGTTTATCCTTTGATAGTTCAATACCACTTATGGTACCAACGATCTGCTTATAATGGTTATAGTCTTCTATTGCTCCTGATGCAAGCATATCTTTTAAGTATTCTTTTTCTTTATCAAGAGCATCCTTAATCTCGTCAAACATGTCCATTAAGTTTTAGCTTTTTTCTTAGCCGTTGCACTTAACTCTTTTAAATGAAACAACTTTTGAGAAGTCTGTGTATGGGTCTTTCCTGTATGAAGAGAACCATCTGGCATCTTATGACTCTTACCTTTAAATAAAGTTCCATTTTTTTTATAATGATTAACACCTTTCATGTTTTTTTACCTTTCTTTTTATTCTTCTTTTTATCCATGGCTATAGCTACAGCTTGCCTTTGTGGATAACCTGCGGTAATAAGTTCTTTAATGTTATAGTTAACAGCTTGTTTACTCTTACCTGTTTTTAAGGGCATCAGCATTTTCCACTTCACTAATCTTAATTAAGTTATCTATAGCTCTTTCAGCTTGTCTCTCATCTCTTTCGTCTCCTTGCTTCTCAGCATCAAGAGCAAGACGAGCAGCTAACTCAGCATACTTAGTACTTACTTCAGTATTCTTTACTTCAAGTTTACCAGCTGCATCCAGAGCTTTAATAGCTACTTCATCTTCTTTAAGATTAACTTCACGATCTTTAATAGCTAAAGTTGCTGCATCTTTTGCTGCATCTAGTTCTGCTTTCTGTTGGTCTAATTCAATACGTGCTTTCTCATTCAATAACATTTGTTGTTCAGGAGATACAGCAGCTTGCATATTCATATTAGCTTGAGCAATTTCTTGTGCAGCTTGAGCCATAACCATTTCCATAGTCTGTGGATCATTAGCAACACCACTTGCTTGTACCATACCACCAAGTTGTTCTTGGTACTGTAGTAGTATATGTTCACGTATGTTAGCTTCAAGAAGAGGTTTACCCTGAGCCATTAAAGGATTACCACCTATTGCAGGGTCTTCCATGAATGCAGTCTTAAAGATAATATGTGCTTTATGATTCTGTCCCGGATAAGCTTTAATAGGTTGTCCTTGACTTAGTGCCATGATATCACCCATTGGATCTCTTGGTTCTGCTTTAGGTTCCGGTGGCATAACTTGTTCCAGATTGGGAAAGTTTAATGCTAATAGTACTTCACGATACAAAGCTCTTGTATCAAAAGTACCCGGAGGTGTTTGTTGTGCCAGAGATAGAGCCATCTGACTTAAGGCTGCTCTGTGTGCACTACTAGGTATGTTAGGATCAGAGACAGGAGATACATCTACTCTACCATCAAAGTCTTTTTTAAATATAGATACGTCTCCACCTATAACTTCATAAGGATAATTATCAGGTAAGAAGTCATAATTAATTTGTGCCAGTAATTGGAACTCTTCTTTCTGAGACTTGTGTAATCTTTTGTGAATAGCTGTGAAGAACTTACTACTTGCCTCTATCAGAGCCATAGTAGTACCTACTGGTCCTGCATTTGTTGAGTCTGCTATAACTTGTTCAGTAGAATCAGCAAACTGCCCACCAGTCTTTACAACAAAGTCCATCATAGCCATAAGAGTTTGTGATGGTTCTTTGTAGGGTAAAGGTATGATGGCTTTACTTAGGTCAATGCCGGTAGCTTCTACCTCCTTGAACTCACCCGGAGCTATAGGAGAGTTATCTCCGACCATTCTAACACCTCTTGCCTTGAAGCCACCCGGTAGATTAGCAAACTGACCAGCATCTACTAGTGATCGCATGGCAGTTGTTGCTGTCATAGTTAAGTTACCAAGGAAATGTATAAGACCTAGACCATAGAAACCAAAGCCCGGAACAAAACGATAGTGAGTAAAGAACATTTTCTTTTCTCTATTCTTATCTTCTTCTTTCCAGTTACGTCTGATAGATAATACTTTTTGTGAACTTTCTTCAATAGTTACAATGTATGGACAAGCAGTAGGATAGTCTTCTAGTTCAAGATAACAATGTTGTTCTAGTAGTACATACTGCTGGTCAAGGTCTGAAGAAGGAG